AATGTCCCGGTCTGAGCGTCCATCAAAGTCTTGTTAACGCTGACTGTCTCTTCTCGCTCGTCCTCGCCTATGATTCTAATTGTTCTTTCGGTGTCGTACACAGCAGGGATCATATCGATCATAATCCTTCCGGCTAACTCCATTGAGTCAATGAGTTGATCTTGGTATTCAAAGTTAGACATCTCGCCTTGAAACTGTCTTCTTCCTATTGCTACGCCTGAAGTCTCTTGGCCTTGTTGTCCTATGTTCGCATCGAATATCCCGGTGGTTGCTTTGATGTCCTCTGCTGCGAACTGAGCATCTTGCAAGAGTCCGGGTGATCCTTGTGCTGGGGATTCTCGATAGGGTTTTTGGCCTTGATCAAAATTAAACTGAAGAACTGGATCGTTTGAAACCATCATGTTCTTCCACTTTGACTCATGCCCTTTTATCATGGCTGGCGTTACGAAGTAAGGCTGTTTCGGTGTGAGGGCTGTAACCTCGACTGCTACGCTTCGAGAGTAGTTATAAAGTCTCTGAGCATCCTTAGCTTTGCGCACAATGCCTCTTGTGATGTACCGGCCGTTGATGTTGGAAGTCTTACCAAACATCGGGACAAGAGGAATGAATCTTCCAACACACTCAACTTCTTCAAGTATCTCCATGCCGCTGATCTTGAATCGCTCTAGCTTTCGCTTCTGAACCTTTCTGGTCTTGCCTAGTGTAATGCCTTGCAGATTCAACTCGTCTCTAACTGGTTGCACTTCTTCCAAGTCTAGGACTCGTCCGTCTGACAGTTGGACTAGCGTTCTCTCTTCATTCACGATTCTGAAGTAATCAGCTACACGAACAAAGTCCTCACTGACCCACGAATCCATGTTTCCAGTTGAAGTGAAGTCACTTTCACCCGGATAAGTCTCTGCGTCTGGATAAAGCCTTTCAAACTCTTTGCGCTCCATGTCTTCAAACATAAAGCCAAAGCGAGCCTCTTGAACGTGCTGCGCTTGGATAATCGGGTCGAGAAGTACAGAAAAGGGATTCTTGATCTCTCGGAGGATAATATCCTGATCAAGAGAAACGTCATCAATGTAATCGTGATCCACCAGTAGACAGCCCCAACCAGACTTAACCGCAAACTTAAATGCCGTTTTAAAGGCTTGTATGCCTCTCTGGTCGATTTGACGTATTAACCCTTGGTAGACTTCAGCTATGCCCTCATCGCCTTCCTCTGCGGCTCTGACTTTGACTGAGGGCATTTGTGCCATCTGGCCTCCAACAACTCGGTCAACGGATGCAGAGAGCTTGTCAAAAGTTAAGCAAGGACGATTGTGTCGTGATTCTCGGACTGAATCCTCCCACTGACCTTCATCGTCATCGATAAACGACACATCCGCTACGGATTGCTCATAGATGTCTGACCACCCATCAGATGCCGTTTCAAAGCGTTCTAACGCCTCTTTGACGATCTCGTTTTGTTGTTCGCTATTTCGTTTCATTGATAAGCTCTAAATTGGTTTAGATCCTCGTCAAACCCTTTATGGATCATAATATCGAATTCTCTTAGCTCTGGATGCGTGTCTCTTGTTGGGTATTGCTTGCCTGACTTGATTGCTTTTTCTATTGCTTGCTTTTCGTTAAGTTCTTGACCGTCCCATATCGAGGGAATCAAGGTTGGTTTGCCTTCGTTTAGTCGTGGATCATTAACTTGTCTTGTAAATACTGTTTGGATACTTCCGTTTTTTTGCACAAATTTATTTTCTAACAAATTTTTCAGATGATGCTCAGTGATTGCGTTGGTGGAGTTTCCTAATTTTTTCCTTAGCAAGTTTTCCATTCATCACCACTCACTCGCAAAGTCGAGTTCTTGAATATATGTGTCTTCTTCAAATGCTTGTGCAAACATCCTGAAGGCATCGGCCCCATTGCTTGCTGCGTTATGTAAAGGCACTTTTCTAAAGGTGTCGTGTTTCTCATCGAACTGGTACTGATAGTTTGAGAGAGCTTCTAAGCCTTCTTCGCAGTTTTCCTCATGGAACCAGCAAGATTTAAATTTATCTCGCACCATCGCTATACCGTCTTCAACGCTTGCAATCCTTGGAACAGTCGTAATCGGATGCACTCCTAAGCCTTCCAAGATGTCTCTCCTGCTTCGGTTGTTACTTCCAAGCGAGATCACCTCAACATCGTGAGGAAGGTAATGAGTTCCGTACAAATAGCCTTTTTCCTTGAGTACATGAGCATAGTGATCCAAGTCCACTAAGCGATGTTCATAGTAATCAATGAATCTCAGTTCTTTCCCGACTGCTTGCATGAACCATATTGCATTTAAGTCGTTCCGGCCGAGATCCCAAAATGTATGCACCTCAAGGCTTTCAACTGGAAACCAACAAATCCTACCTTCGTCTCTGGCTTGCTTGAGTTGATTTCTATAAATCGATCCGTCAACGAATTGCTTTAGCTCGCCCTCATAAACGTGTAGATATTCCTCTTCGTTCTGATCTTTAAGGATTTGCATCTCTTCTGGGAGAGTCGTTTGACTAAAGTAGGGATTGTCCCGATAACTGACTTTCTTCACCATTGCGTTTTGCGGTGGATACAAAACAAATCTCTGGTAGGCTGCGTCAGTCTTGTGTTCTGGATTGAAGCTAACCCAAATCTCGGATCCGGGCTTTCGTATTGAAGGTATCAACGTCCTCCAAGAGTTCTCACTGACTGAACTTGCTTCCTCCACCCAACAAAGGTCAATGTTGTCTATGCTCTTGATTGACTGGATATTCGCTAAGAGTCCAGTGAATATGAACGTCGTGCCGTTTACTCCACGAATCTCGTTCTGAGTTACCTCGTAGAACCTTTCAAGCCCTAATGCTTCGATCCTCGATGCCAGTAGAGAGTGAACACTATCTTTGATTGATCTCTGGATCTCTCTGGCGCATAGAATTCTTTTCGGGCTTTCTGTTCCCTTTAGTAAAAGAGCTGAAGCCATCTGTACAGACTTCCCGGCTCCTCGACCTCCCCAATAGCATTTAATCCTGTGAGGTTCGTAAAGCTCTTTAAATGCTGTCGGAACCCTACGTTTCAGGGGTGTCGCTAAATTGGATTTCATAGGCGGCTATTTGTACTGGATAATCCTCATCTCCGGAAAGCTCAATGCTCTTGAGGTCAGGTAGATACTTACTTACGAGCTTTATCCTGCTGTCGATGGCTCCTTTGATTCTGTTGACCTCAACGCTGTCTAATTGAGTGCCTAGCTCCTCTAATTTTTTAATAGACTCAACGACTTGTTCAATGTGCTTCTGGTTCGCAAGTTGTTCTCGCAGACTGTCTTGTCTAATCTTCCGATTCGTCTGCGCTCTCGTCATTGCCATCTTCTGAGTCCTTTAACTTCTTTGATAATGCTTCAATCTGTTCAATCATCTGTTTGATCTGGCCGCCAAGCAAAACGCATTGATTCATCGCATCGTTTCGCTGCTGTTCCAGTATCTCAATTCTGCCCTTTAACTCTTCTGTCATTAGAAGTGTCTGTGGTCTGTTGGGTTGTTTACCTTCACTTTGATGAAGCTGGCGTCTTTCTTTCCATTGGCATAAGTCGCAATGACTTTTATCACGCCATCTCCCGAATGAGCCGAGCTCGCGTAGAAACTAGCCACGTTTGAACTGACTGAGGGAGTTGTTAGGGTAAGCCCTTGTCTGCCTTTGCTTTCGGCCGTTACGCCTGACACTGATGTACTTTGATCTGAGGCTGCATTACTGAAGTCTACTTTATACAGCATTTCAGTAGTTACGTTCTGTCCGTAGCTCCTGTTCTGCGAGCTATTCCTATGAGGGTCAATAAGGATGCGTCTACTCATTTCCTGCGCCTTGCCTTGGCTTTTTTCTTGACGATCTTGTTGATCTCTCTCGCTTGGCCTTTATGAGTCCGGCTTGCTTTGTTAAGAGACTTCGCTATTTTCTTTAGTTTTCGTTCGACTCGTCTAGTCATGGGATTTCCCGAAACAATCAGGGGGAAGGGAGAACATTCCCCCGTCATGCCATCAATGAAAAGGTGATTCATGCATCGGTGCGCTGAGACTCCCTCAAGGGGTCAAGAGTCAGCAGTCGCACCTTTCCATAGATTACACCAAATAAAACGTGTTGCAAACCTTTTTCTTTGCCAAGCACTTCTCTTGAAACGTAGTTAAACAAAGGGCTATGGACGTTTTTGGGTAGGGGGGGGTATGGGGGTAGGTGTAAGGGTAGGAGGGAGAGTAGGTTTAGGGGTAGGGGTAGGGCTTATTTTTAACTGGTATCACGATACTGACACGCAAACAATTATGCGTAATTAACTGCGCCAAATTTAGTGCAGAAAAATGACTGATTTAATTGCACTAAACTTGGTGCAGAAAAATACCTTATTTAATTGCACTAAATTAATTGAATTACCTGTAATGGTGTATTATCATCCTTGTAACTTAAATAAATCAAGGGGAAAAAAATGGAAGTAAAAATTAATAATCATTACGACGCATTAGTCTTGGCACTCAAACTCTGTTTATCAGCATACACGGTAGAGCAATCACAAAAAGCCCTCGCAGATGCGGAATTGCTCGCCAACAACTTATCAGAAATCGAAGTTGAGCGAGCGAAGAAAGACGCTGAAGCTGCCTTCAAAAGAGATTGCATATTTTTTTAAAAATGGGAAACAACATGAACGAAACTAAAGCAGAGAAAAAAGCCCGGCTCAATCGTGACCGGGTTCAACGCCATAGGTTGAAACGCAGAAGGCAGGGACTCGTTAAGGTGGAGGTGTATGTCCTGCCTCAGTTCAGAAAAAAGCTCTTAGATTTTGCTAAAGGGCTTTCTTCCGCTTAGGTTTTTGAGGCTTGGCTTTTGGCTGTTCAACCTCCGGGGTCAAGCCTAATAATTTTTTGATCTTTTCCCATAACTTTTTAAGCATAGTTTTTTCCTAATTTTTCATCTAATAAAACTTGTACCAAATCAAACGCAGTATTCTTGAGTTCTCTTGCTTTCGTGAGGCTTACACTTGCCTCTTTCGCTACTCTTTTCATGTCCCCGGTGCTGTAAAACCATTTTAATACTAAAGGATATTTACTGTTAATCTTAGTTATCTGCCCAATGATTGAGTCGATTAAAATAAGATCACTACTGATAACGTCCCTTGGTGGTGACTTCGTTTCCTTTGCGTTGATATAAGACTTCAAGGGATTCCGCTTACCTCCAACCTCTAGGGCAAAGTGTCCATCTAGGAGACTCTGAGCCTTGTAAGGGTTGGCTGATTCTTGCGCCAGTTCCCTTACCCATAACTCTATTAACTTATCTGCTTTATCCGCGAGGGTCATTGGCTAAGGCTAGGACTCGTTCACTCAATCTTTTAGCCCGATTCGGTGTTTGATGTAAAGCCCATTTGCTATCCATCATTTCCAAGGACGCACCGCCATAAGCTCCTTCTTGAAAGTACGCATTAAATTTTTTAAAGCTAGATAGCCCTTTTCTACCCAATTGAAAAGCCATGTTAGTGACGATATGGCAGCGTTCTTCGCTCCACGAATCAAATCCGTCTCCGTAAATCGCTCGACAGTCCTCAATAGCTGTTTGAACGTCTTTTTCAAAATGTTGCTTAACTGAGTCCATCGGTACGGTATCGCCTTCCACAAATCCATATTCTGCGTCTCCCTCCACGATCTTATGACCAA